CGGCCGGCGTAATGATAGCAGGGTTCGCCCTCGTTGTAGCTATGATAACCACCGCGATATATAAGTGGGACGAGATAAAGGCCACCATGTCGGCGCTTTGGGGTTGGGTCAAATCCACCTTCCCGGGATTTGCAGGGATTATTGACACGTTTATCTTGGGGCCAATACGTGCGATTTTCGGAGCACTTGCTAAAGTTTGGGAGATTATGCAGAAAGTTTTCGGCGGTTCAAGCGGAACGACAGGGACGACAGCCGGAGCGCCGACCGCAACCACCACAAAACTCCCGGAACGGGCAAAAGGCAGGGGGCAGGCAACGGCGGCTCTCGCGGGGAACAAGAACAGCGCGACTATCATCGCCGCTGAGAACAGTAAGGCGGCAAGCTCACAGCAGGCCGAGATCAAAAACAACGTGGACGTCAATGTTCACCCGCAAGAAATTAACGTCTACATCGACAAGAGCAAGGTCGGAAAGGCTGTAGCTGACTACAACGCGAAGGAAGATAAACGGAGAGGGAGGACTCGCTAATGGCCGAAAGAACAGAACAGGCGGGCGCTCTTATCGATTTTGACGGGGGCGACCGCGTCAATTTCTCTTGCAATCCGGAAACAATCCTCGACAGCGACAGCACGGACTACGCATTGCACTCGATACCCGGCATGAGTGGGCCTAAACGACAGTTTACGTGCGGCGGGACGCGCTCAATTTCTTTCGTTTTGAGGTTGCATTACGGGATGGAGGATAACGTGGAGGCGGCTATCAAAAAAATGCGGGCATGGCTTTACCCGGAGTACGAAAATAATAAGCTGAAACGGGGGCCGCACCGGATATTACTTTCGTTCGGCAATAACTGGCTGAACGAAAAGTGGGTCATGACCAACCTTGACGTACTCGGCAGGCTTTTTGACGCCGATTTGAAATGTATAGCGGCTGAACTATCAATAACTATGGAGGAATATGTCGATACAAGCCGCGGCAGGGCGGAGGTGGGGAACTAATGGAGATTGATTTCCGCAACCGATATAGATATACAACGGCATACAGCGGAGCGAGCGGTGAATACTTTGGAACAAGGCCGCCGGTAGAGATACCTGAATCACCCAACGACCGATTCCACCGGGTAACAGAAGCAGAAGTGAGAAGAATTGACCTTATTTCCTACAGGTATTACGGCGATGTGCGGCTTTGGTGGATAATCGCCGAGGCAAATAACATTACCGACCCGACATACCTTACTCCCGGTAGAATTTTACGGATACCGTCGAAAGATGTCGTCTATATGAAGGTTCTGCCATGAGTATAAACATATACGAGCCCGTCCTGTATATCACTATAGAGAACAAAGAGGTCGCCAAGGACATTTCGGACGACATTATCAATTTCTCTTACGAAGACGTTACCGACAAGATGGACGAACTGAGGTTGACGATTCTCGACGCGGAAATGGTTCACATTGACGACCCAATGTTACAAGAGGGAAAAGAGATTAAGGCCAAGTGGGGATATGTGAACAACCTTTCCGAGATAAGGACTTGCACCATCAAGGAGATTGAATACGACTTCCCGGATGGAGGCGACCCCACAATCACCATTGTTGCTTACGACAAGGGACACAACCTGACAGGGAGGGCCGCAAGGACCGTTTGGAAAAATAAGACCGTTGCTGACATCGTTAAGGACATCGCAGGGAAACATAAACTCAAGCCTGTTGTCCAAATACCGGACGACCCGCCGAGGGCCTTTACGTCGCAGGGCGGAAAGAACGACATGGAATTTTTGTTAAAACTGGCGGCCGAGGTTGGGTGCGTCTTGAAAATCAAAAACACAGAGCTATCCTTTGCCCCGGCGGCCGACGGCGGTGCGGTGGTCAAGTTTATATACCGGGCGGAACCGGACGGATATTTAAAGAACATGCAAATCAAGAGCGATGCCGAGCAGGGCAAGGGCGCGGCATCCGAGACGACAGCACCCGGAATTGACCCCGCCACCGGCAAGCCCTTTGCGCCAAAAAGCGACGCGTCCCAAAGTAAATATCTCGTCAACATGAAGGACGGGAGCGAAAAAAGAGAAACGAAGAGGGACTCGAAACACGACGAAACGGGGGCCGTTGCAGTATCCACGGCCGAAACGGCAAAAGAGGCTGAAAATGCGGCAAAACGAAAGGCCGGGAGCTCGGTCAAAGATGCAATAAAGGCGGACATTGAAACAATCGGCCTGCCGTACCTATGCGCCGGCATGACCATTACGATTGACAATATAGGAAAGAAATTTTCCGGGGATTGGAAAATCGTGAGCGTGCGGCACATTATTGATGACAACGGATACACTTGCGATATTGAGGCCATCAAAAAAGACATCGGCAAAAAGTCCGACAGCAAGAGCGCCGGAGCCAACACGAATAAGGAAGCGGGAGCCGGTAGCAATGCCCCGACCGCAAGCGACAAGAAGAACACAATAACCGTAGATTTGAAAAAAGAAGGTGAATAAGCAATGGGGCTTGAACTGGCAGGAAAACACAGGGGTATTGTTATAGATAACGCCGACCCGGAAAAACTGGGGAGAATAAAAGCGAGAGTTGAGGCCGCATGGGGTCAACAGCCGGCAGAACTTATACCGTGGGCGTGGCCCTGTTTTACTGCCGGCGGGAGTCCTGATTGCGGAGACTTCTCTCTCCCCGAGAAGGGGGCATGCGTGTGGGTCGAGTTCCTTTGGAACGACGGGGAGCCCGACCCCGCTTGCCCCGTATGGACCGGTGTTTGGTTTCCGAAAGGGGGTCTGCCCGCCGAGCTTCAAAGCGTTGCGCCGGAAGACTTGCATTATTACAAGGTACAAAAGAGCGCGAACGGCAAGCACGTCATAATCATGTGCGATAAGCCGGGAGAGGAATACATCAGGATTAAACACGGAACAAGCGAACAAGTTATAAGATTTGAAGCAGACAAAAACGCTTATATGGATTCTCCGCAGGGGGATATCCACTTCAACAAGGAGGTATAAAGATGCCGGCCGTAACAAGATTAGGCGACATTTGCACCGGCCACGGATGATGGCCGCCAAGACCTTCAGTTGGAGGTAGTGGCAACGTCTACGTCAACGGCATTCCATGGCACAGACAAGGCGACGCATGGGCCGTGCATTGTTGCCCGTCCATACCCGAATGCCACGCGTCAGTATTGGCGGCCGGGAGCCCTAATGTTTACGTCAACAATAGACAGGGCGGGAGAATCGGCGACCCTGTGGCCTGCGGCTCGGTCGTAGCGACCGGGTCAGGGAATGTCTTTGCGAATTAAATTATAAGTTAAACCGAAGGGGGCCGCCCTCATGCTCATTGGAATGGGATACCCGGCTATTGCTGGGGATAAGGGGCTTTTTAAAACAAGCACCAACGAAGATTTGATTAAAGGAAACATTATTCAAATACTGGGAACGAGGCGGGGGGAGCGAGTTATGCTCCCCCTTTTTGGTACCCGAATTTGGGAGTATATCCACGAGCCGCTGGACGCGCCGACCGTCCAATTTTTACGGGCCGAAATTGCAGATGCGATTCGGATATGGGAGCCGAGAGCCATTTTCGTGTCGGTGTCGTTCTCCCAAAACACGACCGAGGGCACGCTGACAATAAAGCTGGTCTATCGGACGGAGCTCAACCCGGAAGAACAGGTCGTTGACTTGACTTACAACAGGGCGGGAGGTGTAACAATGTGAGCGAGCTTAAACGATTCAATTATATGGCGAGGGATTATGAATCCATTATTAACGACTGCGCCGCCCGGATTAAAGCCAAGTACCCGGACACATGGAATGACTTCTACGAGGACAACTTGGGGGTCGTGATACTCGAGATTTTTGGGTACATATGCGACACGTTGCTTTTTTACGGCGACCGGCAGGCGCTTGAGACATACCTTGCCACGGCGACCGAAAGACAAAACGTCATAAACATCGCGGCGGCCATCGGATACCGCGTAGCCGGGGCAATCCCCGCGATGGCAGATATTACTTTTTCCATAGACGAGGCAAGGGCACGCGACGTTACAATCCCGGCAGGCACGCAGATAGCGACACAAGAGGGGATTGTGTTCGAGCTTATAGACAACGTGGTTATTTCGGCCGGGAATACATCAGCAACAGGCGGCGCAAGGCAGGGAATAACTTACAGCGAGTTCTTGGGGACTTCTTCCGGGGACGCCGGACAATCTTATTTTATCGACCGACAGGGGATTGTTGCTATCACCGCTGTTTATGTCGGCGGAGTTGCTTGGGAGCCGGTAGATTCACTTTTTGAACAAGAAGCCGATTCACGCGCGTACAAGGCTACGCTTAACTCGGATGGAACTGCCCAAATAACTTTCGGGGACGGAGATTACGGGGCCATTCCGCCCCAAGGCGAAGACATTGAAATTGTTTACCGCGTCTGTTCCGGTGCGAAGGGGAACGTTTTAGCAGGGACTATCACGATAATGCGCGACGTGGCAACAGATACGGCGGGCGACAGGGTGCAAGTTACAGCTATCAACGCGAACGCGGCAACAGGGGGCGCCGACCAAGAATCTCTGACACATATCAAAAGCTGGGCGCCGAAATACTACGAGACGCAAGACAGGTGCGTTACGCAGAGCGATTACGAAACACGGGCTATTGCGTTTGACGGCGGGGACGCAGGCCGGATTGCAAAATGCAGGGCCGTTGTTACTGAACAGACGGGGGCCGCTAACGTCATCACCCTATATGTTCTGGCGTATTCAGCGGGCGGCGGGCTTGCTATCGCGTCGCAAGCATTAAAGGACGCGCTATGCGAGAACATTTCCCAATACAAGATGCTCACCGACTGGATAGAGGTTGACGACGGGGTTATTGTGCCGGTTGACATCAGCGGGAATATAAAGATGATGCCCGGATTCAGAGAGAGCACCGTCGCACCAAAGGTTACAGCCGCGCTAGAAGGGCTTTTCGACCCGGAGATCCGGCAGATGGGGCAGGCTATGAGGATTTCCGACCTGTACAGCGCAATCGAGGGGGCCGAAGGGGTTGACTACGTGGAACTTTCAAGCCCGCTTGCGACTATTACGCCGGGCGACAGCTCGGTCCTTACTCTAGGCGCTGTCTCGCTGACATACTCAACGCAGGTATAGGTCATGAGTGGGATACTTACAGAGCTTTTCCCCTACATGTACCACGCGGGGCGGAACGAGCTTATTGGTTACATCGAATGCTTGGAGCCGGAGCTTGATTATATCCGAGACCGGTACAAGGGGTTAACCGCGCTTATTGATGTAAACACTTGCCCGGAAGATTATTTACCTTACTTGGCCGCCATGATAAACTGCCCGCTTATCGGAAACGACCCGAGAAAATGGCGGGG